CTCAGTGACGAGGTAAGGCGCCTTCGGCAGGAGCGCGCTCCGCTCGATCATGTCCGAGGCACGGGAGTTGTAGCTGCGCTGCGCGTCCTTGGAGTGACGGATCAGCGACTGGAACTTGCGGCGGCCTTCGATATTGATGTAGCGGCCGGGGCAGCGTACGACAGGGATCCTCTTCCAGTCGTAATAGTACGGACCTTCGAGGACGTTCGAGCCGTCAATCTTGGCCCACATGACCTGCCACTTCACGGTCTTACGTGTCATCTTGGCGCCAGTCTTTTTGTTAGTGGCGACGCGCGTGACTTTTGTCAGCCCGTGCTCGTCTAGGTGAGCTTCTGTAGCCTTAAGGTCGGAATCGTACTCGCGTACGGAGCCGTCTGTCATCTTAGCGATCCACTTCTCGCGAGGTACGCGCTCAAAGTATTCAGCTATACGAACTTCTTTGTCGGTGAACCAGCCATAGCTGTCACGCGAAACATTGAAGCTGTCCATGTTTCCGTCGCGGTACAGTGACTCATAGATCTCGTCAGAGATCCTCTCCGCCACGATGCACTTGTTAGCGTCGCCAGCGCACGCGTCCGCGCACTGCGGATCCCACACAACCGTCTGCGGGTTCGAGATATTGATAACGCGTAGGACCTGATCGAAGGCTCCGTCTCCGTCGTCCTGCATGTAGGTTGGCATGATGCGCCACGCACCGAAGCCGCCAGCGACAGCGAACTTGAACTGCTCTTTGTAGATCTGGTCCGCTCGGCTACACTTCTCGATGTCTCGGCACAGGCCGCCGAAAATATCCGATATGGCTTCGCTCGCTCCGTCGGAGGCAGGACGAACCTTTCCAGCAGGGCGCGTCTGGCGCATGTCGGCGACAACCATGTTCACTGGCTGTAAGCACCTGTTGAAGGTGTAGCAGGGCTTGCCGCGTCTGTTCTGCAATACTACTGGATCCCATTGCCCCATCGCCTCGGCGTTGTAGATGAAGTTCAGGTCTTCGGAGTGCATGCGCCGGTTCTCTTCCCATGCACCGACGCCCTCGTCATAGAAATTTCTAATGCGCGAGAGCAGGGCCTCCTCGTCCCTTATCTGGAAGCCGGGAGAGTTAGGTAGCGTGCCGCGCTGTCCCGGCACGTCACCAATCAGATCCCAGTTGTCGCCAGAGTTTCCACTCATTACGTTGGCATCTCGTCCACGATAGCGCGCTGCCCGTCACCGACGAAGACGCCGTCGAAGGTGTTGGACGGGATATACTTCGGGGGCCCGTCGTTCTTCCACTCGTGCACGGGCTTCTTGTCCTGTGTTTTTCGTCCGCTGTCGACTAGTCTCTGGTACTGGACGCGAACCTGATTTCGGATCGAGTTGTTCTTGAAATTGAACGGGGTGACCTTACCCTTGCGCTCTATTACCAGATTGTTCGAGCCTGAAGTGACGTGTATGGTGTACGTCCCCAGCTGCATCTTTCGACCGTTTGAGTCTACACGCCGCGGATCTTCATCCTGCTGGCACTCTTCGACTATCTTGCCGTCGGATGCCGGACGTTTTACAAAACGCCAATCTACGGAGGTATGCGAGAATTCAGTTTTCTTCTCTATCTTTTTCTCGCCCGTCAGTTGGTCGACCTTCTCGATTGGAGTCTCTTTCATGTGCTCGATCTTATGGGCCGCTTGCTGTCGCAGACGGATACCCTCTTCGTGCACCAGCTTCAATGTAACGCTCATGTGGTCTCACCCCTTGGAACGCGTGCGCGTTCTATTAAAAATTTCACCATCTCATCACATCGCCCTTTCATAGAATCGATCATCCGATTAATGTCAACGTGATCTTTCTTAAAACCGTAGAACCGCAGCTTCTTGCCGCTCACATCCACCAACAGAAACACCCCTTGGCGACGGAAGTCGTGCTCCATCATGCCGATAGGCTTCACCCAGTCACCCACTCCAGACTCCGCCCTGCGTCGCCATCTCAGGAGCCCAGGAGAACCAGGGCACGCCTCCATCGCTCGCGGGCGGTGCCTTTGCCACGTCGAAGCCGCTCATCACGTTGTAGCGCGTAGCGTCCATCAAGTGATCGTTCTTTTTGATGATGTTCCCTTTCTCGTCGCGACGGTACAGACGAACTTCTTTGAACCAATTCGTCAGCGTACTGAAGATACGCAGCTGCTGCGTCGAGAGCATATCCCAGGTCTGAATAAGTCCAGTCACGACAGTGTTGTCGGCCTTCGTTACCTTGAGCCCGAGATTGCAGTACGTATCAATCAACAGCTCGCCGTCGACGCCGCGCGCCTTCTGTGCTGCCGGATCGATCACGCCCTGTATCCACTTGCCGCGGCGATTGATCGCCGCAACATGTACGGCAGGGTCCGCCTGGCCGCGGTAGTACTCGTCGTACGCTACCGCCGGGTACCGCTGGTTGCCCTGTGAATCCTTGAAACCGTTATCTATATCCCACGCGAACCAGACCACTGCGGTGCAGTTCCAGCCAGGGTCCATACCGTAGGAGCGCGGCCAGTGCGCCGGTATATCGAACGGTTGAATCGACATCACATTCTCTGGGATCGGATAGATCGCGCCGACACCGTGCCCGGGTATGCCGGACTTACGCGCCTGCAGCTGCCACGCCGGCACGCTCGCTAAAATTTTCTTCTTCTCAGAGTCGCTGAGGTGAGGGACGTCGTCCATATCGAGGAATACCGCCGATTTACTCATCGACAACCGCCTCCTCTTCCTCCAACTCCCAAGATCTTCTTCTTCTCAGAGTCGCTAAGGTGAGGAACGTCGTCCATGTCCAAGAAGACGCTCGATTTGCTCACGTAAACTGCGCTCGAAGTAGATACGCTCGGATTCTCTCCACAGCATCAAGAGTATCGCCCAACATACCTAAACCTCTGTTACAACCCGAACATAGCCACCCGCGAAATGCTCCAGTTTGATGGTCGTGATCTACGTTCAAAGACATCTTCTTAGGAGCTTTACCGCAGCATTCACAAATAACTGGAGCCGGACGTGTCGGCTCAGGGATACCTTTCTTTTTATGCGAATACGCTCTCACCTGTGCTTTCACACGGGCGGTATAAACTGGATCTTTTCCGTAACGGTTAGCATGCACGCGTCTCGCGTCTGCGGCCATCTGTTCTCGACGCTGTGCGTGATGCTTCTTACAGCGAATGCGATTGCACTCGATGCAGTTGCCGTGTTTATCGTAGCCGATAGTGTGTCCGTGCTTACACGTCTTCATCGACGACCGCCTCCTCTTCCTCAAGCTGCCACTGCTCCGTCGGCATAGCGTCTGGCTCAGGCGACAGCTCGGGCATAAACGTGATCATCAAATCAGACACGCCGAGTAATGGTGTTTCAGTCAGCACCAGCGTGCCGTTCACTTCGCCTGGTACCGTACTCATCAGACGCATCCCGCACTCGGCGTAGATCTCCAGCTTCGGCTCTTCGTCGAGGTGGATCCGGTCCTGGCGCGTGCCTTGGAAGGCTTCGCGGCCCTGGTCGTACGACTTAAACTGTAGCGTCGAGATCCCACCGGATACGTGTCGCACGAAAACCGACTCAAACGCGTCGGCGAGGCCGTGCTTCACCGTCCGCCGCACCAAAAGATCGCCAGGAATCATCCCGGTACCATACGCCTGCTCGACTCCCGGCTTACCGCACATCTTTTCTTGCAAAATGTCGCGCGTGTTCTTCGCGGTGTCCGTCGCCAGCCACATATCGATGGGTCGGTCATATCGCCGGCCGGGCCACCACGCCGGATACAGTCCGGTTAGGTGTAAAGCGTCCGCGAAGCACCCGCAATGTGTCTTTCCTGTCCGGTTTCCACCGAATAGCGCGATCTCGTCGTCTGTCGCCTCCGAAGCAAAGAACTTCATCTGCTTCGGATAGTGCGCCCGCCCAAGCGGGGTGTTTTTTAGCGTCGGGTGGTCAGTCGGATCCTGAAACCAGGTCACTATTTGGGTCTGTTTCTGCGTCTGCGCTTTCTCCCGCAACAGATTCAGTATCCTCATCGACCCCTTCGGATTGCGGCATTTATTTGGTCCGAGTTAAGATTTTGCTTGACGTTGAGGTCGACCTTCATGTTCTCGCCGAACTTTTCCGGGAAAAAGTTCGCTGCGATACGTCCCAGCATGCGCGCGTCGCCTTTCGTGGCGGCCGCGGACGCTGCGTGATCGAAAACCATGCGCGCGATATTCTTCGCGTCGTCAAAGCCTCTCTGAAACTCCGCGTTCTCGGACAGCTCCTTGTGAAACTGCACGTTGGTGGCGCCGACGGATCGTAGCGACTGCTTCATGTCTGCCGTGTTGGCGTACGTAATCAAAAGACTTCGCCGCTTATCGTCGGTCCAATCGAATTCATCCGTAACCTGCTGCGTTCGAGCGATCCCTAAGCTCTCTTCGAGCCTGTTCACGGCGTCGCGGAAGGTTGTGTTCCAGCTGAGGATAGCCAAAAACTCTGACTCGCTGCGCCCGCACGCGTCGGCGGCCTGCGAGAAGTCCTTAAGCTCAGCATACTTCGTGAGAAAAAGCTTTTCCGCGGAGCTTGGCTGCGCGGGGCCGGTGGCAGCTACAGTATTCTTCTGCGTATAGTTACGGCGACGAGCCTCTTCTAGCTCGGGG